AAAGTCAATTTGCTGTGAATGATACCAACTTTAAACTGCCATTCTCTCAGAAGTTACTTGCAAGAATTCCAGATACATCACCTGGAGCATATACTGATTTGATTGTGCCAAGGTCTTTTCAAGTAAAATTCAACGAGGATGGCACCAGCTTGATTGAGAAGAAAAAAGGAAAGCCATTCATTGTGCAGTTGGGAGGATTGAGAACTGGAGCATGGAATCATAGAGATGAGGCTGGGACAGATCATGCAGAGACTGACTATCCTTATGTCGGTCATCTCAACAGCTTGGACTCACCGACATTTGACTTTAATTTTGGAGTTCCTGATTATGTATTCTGGTCAACAACAACATACACAACCAACAACTTGTATATGTATCATGAGAAGTTCATTAAGGAATTAATCTCAAGATTCGGCAAGCAAGTAAGTTGCTCAATTATGCTTAGGCCTTCTGATATCAATAGTCTTGATTTTAGAAACTTAATCAACATAGATGGTGTTGTATATCGACTGCTTAAGATTAATGATTATCAGAGTGGTAAGAATGTACCAACAACTGTCGAACTGATTCGCATAATAGAAGGAGAGGGTATTCAATCAACAATAGTAACTCCACCTTATGATCCATTCACTGATCCACTTGCAAGATACACATCTGATGATGATGCAAGAATTACAGATGATGGTCAAGTAAGATTCGTAAATCCATAACATGGGAGTATATATACAAAACATAACATCAAAAAGTGCTAAGATTGCAAGCACAGATTTAATTGAGATAGCTCAAGTAAGTGGTGCAACATACGTCTCAAGGAAGGTCACTGGATCAGAGATTAATGAGTTGAGCCTTGACACTACTCCACAGCTTGGTGGCAACTTAGATGTCAATGGCAACAGCATTGTAAGTACATCCAATGGTAACATCACAATTGAGCCGAATGGCACAGGAGATATTCTATTGAATGCAGATGCTGTGAGGATTGGTGATTCAAATACAGATGCAACCATTGCAACCAATGGTACAGGAGATTTGATCTTGACTACCAATCAAGGAGCAGCTAATCAAGGAGTAATTAGGATCTATGATGGTGCAAATGGAAACATTGAACTAACTCCACATGGAAGAGGAGCTGTTGTGATTGATATTACAATTGAGACCAAGGCAGTTGCATATACATTGGTACTCGATGACAATTGCAAGATGATTGAAATGAATACAGCTGGAGCAGTTAACTTAACTATTCCAACCAATGCAGCTCAAGCCTTCCCTACAGGATCTCAAATATTGATTGCTCAATATGGAGCTGGTCAAGTTACTGTTGTGCCAGATACTGGAGTTACATTGAGAAGCTCTGGAGGTAAGACTAAGCTATCAGCTCAATATTCACTGGCAACATTAATCAAGAGAGCCTCTGATGAATGGTATTTATCAGGTGATATAACAACATAAAATAAATAGTAATGGCAGTAGTTAACAGCGTGCTCACAGCACAACAAGGGACATTTATAGTTAATAATACAGTTGAGAAGACAGTTGCTCACGATGCAATCATGGTGCTTGAGGATACAGTATTCTCATCCATCAAGGTAGCTGGCAGTGATGTTAAGTCAACTTACATTGCAGCAACAGCCACAGCGGTTAAGGCTGGAGCAATTATCAGACCTATTAATGGAGCCAAGTTCAGTGGTGTTACATTAACATCTGGCTCAGTTTGTTTAGTTTTATGATCGGTTACGGAAATAGTATGTTTTTAGCAACACACGGAATTTTAGCAAGGTCAGCAAGTGGAGCAGCAGTTGATCCTGATGCACAGGCATTCATAACAGCTGCTTCAATAACAGATCTTACTCAACAAAGTGCTATTAATCAATTAGTAGTTGATTTGAAAGGGTATAACATTTGGACAAAGTTCAAAGCTATATATCCAATAGTAGGAGGCGTTGCAAGTTCTCATTCGGTCAATCTTAAGACTCCTGGTACGTATAATTTAACATTTGCAAGTGGATGGACGCATAGTTCAACAGGAATGACTCCATTAAATGCTTATGCAGATACTGCTTTTAATGTAAATGCTTATAGAAACAATAATCACATAAGTTATTATTCAAGAACCAACATTGATGAGGTTACAAATGAAATTGGAGCAGCTAATGTTTTAAATTCAGAATCATTTAGTATTGGTGCACGAATTAGTAATATAGCATATTTTGGGAATCATTTAACATCTGCACAAATAACCTTTGCAAATACTGATTCTCGAGGGTTATTTCTTAATAGTAGAACTGCTAATAATTTATATAAAGCATATAAAAATGGTTCCTTACAAGCAAATTCTACTGTATTAACTGGGGCTAATATAAATTATAATATGTATTTAGGTGCAAGAAATGTAGCTAATACTCCAACATTTTACACAACAAAACAATGTGCCTTCGCTTCAATTGGAGACGGTTTAACAGATACCGAAGCAGCTAATTTATATACAGCAGTTCAAGCATATCAAACAACTTTAGGAAGACAAGTATAATGGAAGGAAGAATAGTTACAAACCAAACAGCTGAAGAACTACAAGGAGTATTCTTTGATGCTGATACATTTTTTAATTTCGTTCAAGATATTAACGATGTATATTTTTTATTTTTAAGTGAGCAGGATGAAGCGGATATTGCAAACACGGAATACGCTTATTTATTAGATATTCCTTTGAGTCCGTTTGAACCAAAACCAACACCACCACCTTTTAACTAATGGCAGAGAAATCAGTTGTATTTTCACTTAAGGTCAACACTGGAAATAGTGTTAACGATATCCAGGAGATGGATGTTGCGGTTAAGAATTTGAATCAAGATCTTAAAGCAACTCAACAAACAGCAGCAGATACAACTGGTATCAAGACATTTGAGCAGAGACTTGAAGAGTTGAATGCAACAGTTGAGGCTGGCGGTCTTACTATGAGAGACTTAACCAGAATCATGAAGGAATATCAGTCCATTGCTGCACAAGCTGGTACTGAGAGCCCAATTGGTCAACAAGCAATCAGGAACGCTGCGAATCTTAAGGATGAGATTGGTGATATCAAGGCTCAAACAACTGCATTATCATCTGATTTTAAAGGAGTTGATACAGCATTGAAAGGACTTGAGACTGGAGCTGCTGCATTCCAAGGTATTCAATCAGCAGTGGCATTGACTGGAGTTGAGTCAGAGGCATTGACTCAGACAATGATTAAGCTACAGGCAGCTCAAGGATTGGTTAATGCAGTTAGTGTTATTGCTAACAACTTAAATAAAGAGGCAATACTTGGGATCCAATTAAGGAATGGACTTGAGAAGGCTAAGAACTTGATTCTTACTGGATCTCTTGCACCAGCAATTGCCAATGTTGCAACAACACAAGCTCAAGCTGGAGCAAATGTGGCTCTTGCAACAGCAACTGGAGGAGCAACAACAGCAATGAAGTTATTCAGATTGGCATTGATAGCAACTGGTATTGGTGCAATTGTGGTTGCTGTTGGATTATTGATTGCAAATTTTGACAAAGTTTCTGCTGCGGTTCGAAAAGCTTATAATTCATTTGATAAGTTAGGGCCAGCAGTTAAGGTTGCCATTGCAATAATGTTCCCATTAATTGGTGTGATATATGGAGTTGTTAAGGCTCTTGAATATTTCGGTGTCATTGATGATCAGAACACTGCTAAGATGAAAGCCAATGCCAAGGCCAAGACTGATGCAACTGAAAAGGAGATGAACAAAAAGATTGCAGCTGAGAAAAGAAAAGCTCAAGCTGTTGATGATAACCTATCCTTTGAGATTCGTAAGGCACAGGCAGCTGGAAAGAACACTGAGGAGATGGAGGAGAAGAAACTTAGAGCAGCTTTAAAATCTGGTCGTGCAATCCTTCAGATGCAGAAAGAAAAAATAAAAGCTTATGAGGAGGAGATAAGATTGCTCAAGGCAACTGGTGATGCTGATAGTGATAGAGCCAAGAAGCTGGAGAAGGCATTAAAGGATACTAAGAAAAATGCTAATGAGCAATATAAGTCCAATAAAAAGAATGCTCAAGATTTAACCATCTTAGAAATTGAGGAAGAGAAGAGACGATCTGATGCGGCCAATGAATCTCACAAGAAGTCAATGGAGAGAATTAAGAAGGCTAAGGATGACAAACTTAAGGCTGCTAAGGAAGAGGCTGAGAGATTGGCAGAACTTGCAAAGAAGGCCAATGAAGATAGAATCAAGATGGAAGATGAGCAATTTCAATTGAGTCTTGAGTTGATGAAGGAAGGGCAAGAGAAGGAATTACTTGAGTCTACCATAAAGTATGACAAGATGAGAGACCAAGCTCATGGTAATGCTAATCTGTTGTATGAAATTACCTTGCAAGAAAATGCTGAGAGGCTTGCTATTGTCAACAAGTATAATCAATTAGAGCTTGACAAGATTGCAGAAAATGAAAATAAGAAAAGAGAATTAAGGAATAAGTTCCAAAGATTTATTAACTCTGAGCAAGAGAATGAATTGCTTGATCTTGATGAGTGGTACAAGGCTCAAGAGGCAATTAACTTGGCAGCATTCAAAGCTGATGCTATTGATGAAGAGGAATTCTATCAAGCTGGCTTAAAACTGGATGAGCAGTATAAAAAGAAACGTGCAGAACTTGACAAGAAATATTCTGATCAAGCCAAGGCTAATGAAATTAAAGCAAGAGAGGAATCACTTAAGGGTGTTACTGCTGCAATTGAGGGAGCTCAGAAAGGACTTGATGAACTTAAAAAGATTAATGCATTTGTTAATGAGATAGATCAAGCAAGACTGAATAAGATTGCATCCAATAGAGAAGCTGACTTATCCAATCTTGATGCAAATCTTAAGGCTCAATTAGAGCAAGAAGGATTAACTGCTGATCAGAAGGCAGAAATTGAGAAGAAATTTGCAGAGCAAAAATATCAAGTGCAGCTTAAGGCTTACAATGAAGAGGAGAAAATTAAGAAGGCACAATTCAACAGAGACAAGGCCATTAAATTAGCTCAGATTGCTATTGATACAGCCAGTGCAATTGTAAAAGGTATTGCTCAGTTTGGCCCTCCACCATCACCAGCTGGTATTGCTGCAATTGCATCAGCTTCATTGATAGGTATTACTCAAGCCTTGGCTGTAATGAATCAGAAGTATCAAGCTGGTTCTGCTCCTACTCCTCCACAATTAGGTACTGGCGGTGGTGGTGGTACTGCTGGAGCTGGAGCAAGTTCATTCACTGCCAATACAAATGCTCAGACAACTGATTTAACACAATTAACACAAGGTCAACAGGCACAGGTACCAACTGCTAAGGTAGTGGTATTGGAATCTGATATCACAGGAACTCAAAATAAAGTTGAGGTACAAGAGGCTAAGAGTACGTTTTAATCCAGTTCACACAAGTCTGATTCCAGAAGGCATCTCCAGTCGAGAAGCATCCTTGAAGAGTGATTAATTCTTGAGCCTTTGCAATAGATGGTACGGATACCTTGCAATTGAATCCATCCTTAGAAGGTACCTGGTACACATTGCAATAGATTGACTTGATAAAGTGATTATCCTCTTGCCAGTTGATGTTGTCAAAGAGATCAATGAGCTTCTGGCTGTTCATCATTACTGGCGTGTGAGTCTCATAATTATAAGCTGTAAACTTGTTATGCTTGAGGAATTCAAGTGTATTCGTCTGAGCCATTTGAGTATGCGGTGGATGTTCTGGATTCACAATCATTGATCCCATTTTAATTGCCACATGAGGCTGCCATAACTTAGTAATATAGAAGTCTTTATTCATGTAGATAAAATCTCCAGGGATTTGCTTGGCAAAGGTCAGAATCCTATTGGTAACATCGCATCCTCTGATATTATTGTGTTGAGTGCAAGGAATATTATTGACTCCCGGCACAGCTTTGCCAACAGTCCAGATTTCAGCATCAGGATAAATCTTCAACACCATTGCAATGGATAGGTTGATTTCAAAGTCAGATAGCGCCTTGCTATGGTATGGATATACAAATTTCATTTCGAACAAATTTACATATTATTTATATGCTTAGAGAGTTACCACTTTATGATATCGTAATTGATTTGGATGATCCAGAAACAACCGTATCATTCAACAGCCTTGTTGCTAATCCAGCACATGAGAAGTCATTTCAAACTTTCTCTAATAAGATTGCTTACCAATTCAATGATGAGGAGCAAGTAATCACTGGAGTAGCTATCTCTGCCAATACACCAATATTCAGGAGAGATCCTGGGACTGGTGAGGAATATTATGTAAACTTTTCACCAGCTGCAATAAAGGATATTGTCTTTGACTATGCAAGGAGAGAAAATTTCAACAATGTTAATCTTGAGCACAATAGCAAGAGAGTGGTTGATGGTATATATATGATCATGAGCTACATCATTGATGAGAAGAAAGGATTCACAGCTCCAGAAAGATTCAAGGATGAAAATGATGGCTCTTGGATTGTGAGTTATAAGGTAACCAACAAGGATGTATATGATGCAGCGAAGGCTGGCATGTTCACTGGATTCTCAATTGAGGGAGTCTTCCAATTGCTTGAGACTGGCAAAGGTTGGGAGCATGAATTCTCAATCATATATCAAGAGCTTAAGAAGGTACAGGAATACATCACATTCTACAATGACTATCCAGAGGCTGTTAGTAACAACGCAAAGAAAGGAATTGAGCTAAATCAAAAGTATGGGAATAAATGTGCCACAAGAGTAGGCCGCTTGAGAGCAACCACTTTGGCTAATCGTCAGACTGTCTCAGTTGCTGTGATTAAAAGAATGTATTCATATCTATCCAGAGCAGAGGAGTATTATAATCCAGATGATAATTCAGCATGTGGTACTATCTCATATCTGTTATGGGGTGGACTTGCTGCAAAGAGATGGTCAGAGGCTAAGCTTAAAGAATTAGGGATTTTCGAACAATAAATTATAATAAGTATGAACAAAGAATTAAATACCATTAAGGAATTGATCGCTGAAATGAAAGCACAATTCTCAAAGTCAGTGGAAAAATTTGAATCGGCTACATTAGCAGATGGTGTTACAGTGATAGAGTATGAAGCTCTTGAGGTTGGGATGCCAGTCTTTGTTGTTGCTGATGGTGAAATGATTCCAGCTCCAGAAGGAACTCATGCATTGAGTGGTGAGCTTGCTGGTGTATCTATTGTGGTTGATGCTGAAGGTATCATTACAGAGATCATTGATGAAAGAGAAAATGAAGATGCTGGTGAGGTTGCTGTCGAAGAAACATCGGCTGAGGCTATGAGTGCAGAGAAGGTTGAATCAATTGTAAATGCAAAGCTTGAGGCATTCAGCAAGGCAGTCGAGGGATTGGCTGAAATGACTAAGACTATTGCAGAGACTAACAAGAACTTGGTTAATGAGTTGACTACATTGAAAAGTGATTTCGAGACTTTCAAAGCTCAACCATCCGTTGAAACCAAAGAAGCTGAGAAGTTCAGCAAAGTTGGCAACTTGACAGCCAGACAAATGTTTTTGAAAAATTCTAAAGTATAATAAAAATGTCGTTAAAAAAATATCTACGCACAAAATTTGACTGGGATGTATCTGGTCTTGCAGCTTATGTTGATGAGCAAAGAGAGGACTTAATTGTAAAGTCAGTAACTGAAGCTCGCACATTACAATATGTAACAATCCAACAAGGGGTAAAAGGATCTCAAGAGTTGAAATTAATGGATGACTCAGTAGTGTATCAAGCTGGTGATTGTACAATGACTCCATCAGGAGATACTGTATTCACTGATAGAGCTATTGCAGTTGAGACTCTTGGTTATATGAAGTCTTTTTGTCAGAAAGATCTTGATGGATTTTGGACTCAGTTAGGTTTACGTCCAGGAGCATCTGCTGAAGATAAGACTCTTCCTTTTGAACAACAAATAATTAACTACTTATTACAGTTACATTCATTCGAATTGGATAAATTAATCTGGAAAGGTAACAAGGCAACAGGTACAGGTAACTTGGCATTCATGAACGGATTCCGCCAGTTCCTTACAACTGCTAATGGTTGTGTGAACTTGAACACTACATCAGTTGCATCAATCTCTGCATCTAATGCATTTGATGTATTTTACAATTGTTTCATTGAAACTCCAGCAAATGTTGCTGAAGCTAATGATTTTATTTGTTTCACTGGTCGTGAGAACTTTAACTACTTGACTAAGAACTTGGTTGATGATAACTTATTCCACTACAATCCAGCTAACATTGGTGACTTGAATGAGTTGATCCTTCCAGGAACAAACATGAGAATCGTTAAAGTTAACGGATTGAATGGTCTTGATAACATCTACACTGGA